GGATTTTTTATTTCGGATTATGATTACCATATGTCCACCTTTAGGAACAGTGTAATCAAAAATATCCGTATCAGGGTCAGAGTCTGGGTCATCTGGAACAAAGCAATCTAAAAATCCTTTATAAACTGATTTTCCAAAACGATACGGTTGAACACCAGCTTTTTTATCTTGTAAATCTATAATTGCGGCATAATAATTTGGGCTGACTTTTATTCTTCTTGCTAAAGCTTTATCATCCTCATCACCCTGCCATAATTTCTTTATAAGTTTACAGATTGGACAAGACTTTTTATAAGTTAGTCGAGGACATAAAACCATTTGGTTTTCTTCCCCTATATTATAATGATAAAAAACTTCTTCAAAAGGCTCTTTCTTTTTACCTACTGGTGGAAGAAGGAAAACAAAATTCCTTCCTTCTTGTGGCTTCCAGAACTCCGAAACACCATCGGCTTCTTTCCTCTTCTTAATAATTGCATCTTTATCCAACGCCATTTTATTCCTCCTCTTTAGTTTTGTTGAAATGGTCTTTTACTACATCGCTTTTTCTTGAAAGCCCAGCTTCCATTTCCTTTCTCTCGGTCGCTGTAATTGTCCAAAGCATATCTTTCCTCTGTTCAAGAGCTGAAACAAAAGCTTTGAGCAATCCTCTCTCTTCTTGTCTATCAAGCAAAACAGTTTTCATATCTTGATAACTCTGATTTCTTAAAATTTCTTTTTTTAGAAAAGTTTCAGTCGGTGCTTTAGCTTCTTCCCAATCATCTCTTATTTTTTTATCAAGAGTAACTTCCAACTTTTCCAAGTCAAATTCTAACCTTCGGACTCTATCTTCTGAAATCCTAAATACTGCTGTCCAAAAAGCATAAAGTTTTGGATGCTGAATACAAACCTCGGTTAAATCTTTTTTGTCTACGGAAACAACCTTAACAATATCAACATCAGACTTTTTTAAATCCGTTTCTAAAACTGATTTTTTAATCTCTTCTACAAGTTTTCCTATGTCCATTTTATTCCTCCTTTCTTATATAGTAACTATTTCAATAAATTATTTAAAAAAATTACAAAATAATTTTATTGCTTCCTTAAAAGGCTTTTCATTTTCATTTCCTCGATACAAACAAGAAGCTGGATGAAGAGCATAAACTACAAAACAATTATAATCATAATTCCATTCATATTTAGCATTTAAATCTGTTATACCACTTTCTCTTCCTGTAAAAAAATATAAAGGAGCATTTCCTAAAACAAGAACAACTCTTGGTTTATTTATTTTCAATTCTTTGTCTAACCAAATACCAGAACATTTTATCATTTCCCTTTTATTAGGTTTTCTGTTATCTTTAGGTCTACATTTAACTACATTAGTGAAGAAAAAATTATCAGCACTTACTCCGTTATCTTTTAACGCACCTCTTAATACTCTACCAGCTCCACCAGTGAAAGGTTGACCAAATCCATCCTCTCCCTTTGATGGAATCTCTCCTACTATAAATCCATAATATTTCCCGTTCCCATTATAAGCTGAAACTGGGCTAGCACATTCCTCTCTAATCTTACAAGCAGTACAACTAGTGCAATCTATAATTTCTTTAACAACTCTTTTTTTAATTTTCATTTTTGAAATATCTTTTAATCTCTCTAACATTTCAATGTCATTTATCCCATCCACTAATGCGTATTCTTTTGCAAAAATTCCCTGTCTATTGACATTATGATAAGTTCTGGAACATAAAACTCTTTTTCTAAGTCCTTCAATTTCAGCCTTTCTTTTAATCTTGAGTTTTTCTGGAAAGATAATCATCACATATCCTTTACCATCATAAAGATTTCCATACACTCCACCTAATTGACTTCCAGTACTTGCTTTTTTTCCTTCTTGTGATGCTCGATAACCAAACTTAGCTTCGGTAATTTCTCCTAAGACACAATAATCTTTTCCATCTTTGGAAAAATCTATTTTATCAATATCTAAAGCATCAACCATATTTCTCATTCTATCAAAAAATAAAATTTTATCAGCCTCAGCTACAAATGGCAAAAAATCTTTTATAACGGTTGCTAATTGTCTTTTAGAATAAATTTGATATTCTTGACCTGATTCGTATTTGCCAGCGATTATAGCCTCTATATTTTCCACTAACTCTCTTCTATTAGGAAACCAACAACCTAGTGCACCGACTGCTGCAAGGTTATTGATTACCCTCTTATTAACAACTCTCCTATTTACCAAAGTTAAAAACTCTTTGAAATTTTTAAATCCGTCCTTCGGTCTACTTTTGACTATACTCTCTGAAGCTTTACCACCTATTCCTTTTATCATTCCGAATCCAACAATTAAACTTTCCTTATGAAACTCTACTCCTTCACCTGAAATATTTATATCTGGAAAATAAACTTTAATCCCAGATTTAAGCATTTCACTAAACACTTCCCATAACCTATCATCATCGTCAGTATTGGCTATAACACTTTTATAAAAAATAACAGGATATTTTATTTTAGCATACATACACCAAAAAGCTAACATACTATAAGCAACACTATGAGATTTATTAAATCCATAAGAGTTGTGACTTACAAAATTATCAGCAATAAAATTCCTTGGTTCATCTACCATCTCTATGTCAAAAGTTTCTCTTTCTCCAACCTCTTTTATTTCAATTATTTTTTCATATTGGGTATGATACCCAACTCTAAATCTTTTAAAAAGATTACTGTCAGTATATTTTCTATGGCATTTCCTACAAAGTAACATAGTATTCTCATCAGAATTATTTTCATGGTTGCCATCTTTATGATGCATCTCAAGGAATCTTTTACTTGGACAAATTTGACAAGTGCTATTATATCTCTTTTTTAATTTTATTATTTGAGCTTTTTTCTCATTCGTTTTTCCTTTTCCCTTTTTAAATCTTGGACAAGGTTTTCCAAAACTACCACTTCCATAACCTTTACCATATATTTTTTTAGGAAGATTCAAATCAGTAACTCTTATAAAATCTCCAACAATTAATTCATGAACACTTTGCCAACAGTCTTCATCTTCAAATCTTATATTAAATTTATGTTCAGATGAAGCTCTTATAGTCTTGTTTGAAGAAGTTCTGATATAAAAAACTTTTTTCTTTCCTGTCTTCCAAATATTTTTTATACAATTATATCTAACCATTCCATCTTCACTCATAGAAAGAACATTCAAACCTCTTCTTTTAAAATTATCTGATTCTTGATAATCAAAAGCTTCTTTTATAGTCATTTCACTTTTCTTATATTGATTAGATGACACCCTATATATAATTGTATCACCTGTAAGACAACCAAAAGTTTGTACTACCTTAAAAAGTTTTCTTGAAAGGCTTTCTTTGATTCCATGCTTCCGTTTACAGCCTTTTACAAATGCTCCTTCGAACTTCCCAAACATCTCCTCTCCCTGAGATTTGGAAATTACTTTTCTAACCATGTCCGCTGTTTTCCAACCGAATCCTCCGAGATGTGCCATACATTGCATAATCTGTTCTTGATATAAAACTATTCCATAAGTTGATTCCGTAATCATTTTCATATAAGAAATAATATAATCAGGTTTTACTCTACCATGTTTACAATCTACATACCGAGCCAACATCCCTGAACGAATCGGACCAGGACGGTGGAGTGAATTTGCCGCAACTACCTCATCAAATTTATTTATTGGGTCAAGAGATTGGCAAAGTTTAGTCATTCCTTTACTCTCGAATTGGAACACTCCTGTTGTATTTCCTTTTCCAAATTCAGATAAAATTTCTTGGTCTTCTAAATCTATTTCATTATAATCTAAATCTATATTATGAAATTCTTTTACATATTTTTTAACATCACTAAGTATGCTCAAAGTCCTTAAGCCTAAAACATCCAATTTCATTAATCCTATTCTATCAATGTCTTTTTTATCATAGCATAAAACTTGCCCACCTTTACCAGCTTTTATTATGGCTCCTCTCTTCGGAACTATTGGTTCTCCACAAACAACTATTCCTGCTGCGTGTTGTCCATATTGTCTTACGCAACCCTCTAAAACTACAGCGTGTTTAAGCACTTCAGGATATTTCTTTTTATAGGCTTTACATTCTTCAAATAAAGAAAAACTGTCATCGATTGTAAAATCTGCTCGAGCATCTCCACCGCTTCGAGTAACAATCATTTTTGTAACCGTCGCTGTTTCTTTTAAAGGAACATTAAAAACTCTTGCTACATCTCTTATTGCTCCTCTACCTTTCATATGTCCAAAAGTAATCAAACCACTTACACAATCTTCTCCATATTTTTCTTTAAGATATTTCATCACTCTATCTCTTTTCCTGTCTTCAAAATCCATATCAATATCTGGAAGGTCTATTCTATCTGGAGAAATAAATCTTGAAAATAAAAGAGTAAATTTTATTGGGTCAACATCAGTTATCCCTAAACAATAAGCAGCAAGACTTCCAGCCACCGAACCTCTAGCTGGACCAACCATTATATCATTTTCTTTACACCATTGTACTAAATCAGCTACGATTAAAAAATATCTTGAAAAACCTCCTTCAACAATTTTCTTTAGCTCAAATGAAAGTCTTTTCCTATAGGCTTCTTTTTTCTTTTCATCTTTAAATGTAAATCTCTTTTTCAAACCTTGTACTGTTCTTTGTTTCAGATAATCCTCTTCGGATAATCCTGAATGTAAATGAACCTCAGGAAGAGATACTGGAATAGACTCTAATTCAAAATAACATTTCTTAGCCACTACCAAAGTATTGTCTAAAGCCTCTTTACAAAATTGCCCATCTATCTTCATTTTATCTTTGTATTTTTTCTTTAAATCATTAATAGTTTTTACCAACTCTCCTCGGCTCTTTAGATATAAACCATGTACATCAAACTTCCATCTATCTTTATCATCCCATTTTGCTCTTCTCTGTATAGCCAAAAGAACTTCATGGGATTTTTCGTGTTGTTTAAGAACATAATGAGCATCATTAGTGATAACAGCTTTTACTCCGTACTTTTTACTGTATTCATAAGCCTTATTATTTGTCTCAATTTGTTTTATCCAATCGTGAGGCATTAATTCAATATACAAATCATCTCCGAATATTCCTAACAGTCTTTCAAAATCTTCTTTCGGCTCTTCCTTACCAAAACACCCAGAAGCACAAGCAGTCATACAAACCAAACCTTCTTTGTATCTTTCTACAGTATCAAGGTCAACTCTTGGTCGATAATAAAAATGTATATTAGATTCGTGAGTGATAGCATTAAGATTTATAATCCCTTGTTTATCTTTAGCCAACAATACAAGATGATTTCTTGCTTTAGATTTCTCATTAACATCTTCACAATAATTAATTTCACTTCCAATAATCGGTTTCAATCCTTCAGATAAACACGCATCATAAAACTTGTATATTCCTCCTATAAAATGATGATTAGTTTGAGCTATGTATTCCATTCCCAACTCTTTCGCTCTCTTAGCATAACCTATAGAAGAACCAAGTCCATCCAAGATTGAAAAGTCATCGTGTAAATGAAGATGCGCAAAATCACTCATAATTTTTCCCTTAACTTTCTATACATAGACATCATGATACAATAATTATGTAAATCTACCAGAGTATCTTCTAAACTTTCAAAATGTATCTTCTCTCCACTATTCTCTTTTTTTACAAGATTTTTTAATCTTGCAGCTTTATCATACAATCTGGTAAATAATGAAATTCCACCAAACTCATCATCTAGCCAAAGCTTCCCATAATCCGAATCCTTTTTTATAAACAACTCTTTAGCCTTAGCCTGAAATTCGTCATATAAATCTAAAATTTCTTTTGTAGTTGGTTTATACATCATACCTCCCACAACTTATTTTCGGCATCAAACATTTTTTAGAATAATCACACATAACTTTTAAATTATCTCCGAGAAATGAATCCCAATGATTTGTAATCTCTTCTTTTATTAATTGAGCTACGGTCTGAAATTCCTCTTGAGTGTTAGAGCATAATCTTTGACCAACCATTTCCCTTAAAACTCTGTAATTCATAGTAAAAGTAATTGGAGAAAAAATATTCAAAGGCAATACTCCTCTAGCATCTTCAATAGAAACTCCACTACTTATAAGATAAACATATTCAGCTTGAATATTCTTCATAGACTGTACAAAAAAACTTCTTTCTTTTCCTTGTATTGTAGAAGGAATATGATACCGTTCATCATCCGCAAATTTTCCTACTTCTACGGCTCTCAAAGATTGAATTGAATAACTTGCTAAACGGTGTCGAGTAAGTTGTTGCTGAAAAGCTCTCGAGACATTTTTAATTATAAAAGAAGCTGAAATAAATTCGAGAACCGTTAAATGTTTTTGCCCAAACACTTCCTCTTCTATTACAGTTTTTATATCCTCCATGTTATCACCGTACATATCTTCAAATGTTGGATTATGCATAGCTTTCCAAGCTGTATAGATTGTCCTAAGAGGATAATTAGTACAAGCAAATAATTTTACTTCTGGTTTCATAAACTCTCTCCTTTCTCTTAAAGCTTTTCAAAAATCTCTTTAAGCTGATTTCCTATAACGTTGTAAGAAGCAATTTTTTTCAGCTTCTCTCTATTATCTACTGCCATGTCAAAATCATATTTGGAATTATTTATTATTTCAATATATTTCTCAATATCAAATTCCCATTTCTTTCTTCCCGTTGCTTCTTTAGGAGTAGGAAGCCATACACCATCATATCCACCCTCCCATTTCCATACCTCGAATCCAATTGGAATAAGCCCACAATCAACCCCTTCCAGAGTTGTATACTGAGTTCTTTGAGCATTCACTAAACCTTTATAAGTCTGATACATTAAATCTAAAACAAAAGAATGGTTTTTACAAACTCCAAAATAATCGTGTTCTTTTTGACCTCCGAGAAATTTAACATGCTCTCTATTTTCGTGCTCTCTAATACAATAATACCAATAAAATCCTTTTTCAAAAGTTGAAATTGTTATGGGCATATTTATATCTGGTGACATATCTAAAATTAAATTGGTATGTTTACAGGCATCCATTCTAGCATTACTAACAATCGACTTACATTTACTTCTGTCCGCAAAATATTTATCCTCAAATTTAAAAGGGTGTCTAACCACATACGAATTTTTATAGTTATACGATTGATTAATATAATTAAGCATAGACTCGGTTGCTTCAATCCTTAAAACAGCATCCATTTCTTTTTCTTTAAAATGTTCTAATGAGTTTTTGAAAGACACCCATTCATTAGAACCGTGAACCGTAACAACAAAAGGAATTTTCCCGTAATATTTATCTATATTATTCAACCTCTTTTCGTTTTTTATCTTTCCACCTTTTGACTTCTCTCCATTTATCCCTATAGAAGTAAGCCAAAGAATATCAGGATTTCCAATTGTTTTGTCAGTAACTATATCAGCTTCAATTCCAACTTCTCTTAATGCCCCTAAACAATGTCTAGCATAAGCTATTCCTCCACCAAAACTTTTTGGCCCTGAACAAACAAGGATTGAAACCTTCATATTTATTTCTCCTTTTATAACAGAATATTAAATAATTTTTTAAATTTATTTCCTATAACCTCATACGACTGAAATTCTTTTATAATCCTTTTGTTTTCTATAGCTACGTCAAAATTATATCTATAATTGTTTATAATTTCAACTGATTCTTCTAAATTAAAAAATTTTATTTTCTTTGTTTTTTTATTTTCATAAATTATATTAGGCAACCATATTCCTTCGTAATGATTTGGCCATTCCTCTTTCCAACAGTTAAAGCCTATTGGAATTAACCCACATTCAATAGCCTCTAAAGATGTATATTGGGTTCTTCCTCTATTAGCATAACCATAAAGATTATGCCAAGATAAATCTATAGTAAATGCCGCATTTCCTAAAGCCTTAAAATAATTATGCTTTATTTGTCCTTTAAGAAAAGTTGCTAATCCTACATTCTTGTGTTTCTGAATATTCTTACCGAAATAAACTCCACTCGTAAAAGAAGAAAAAACAACTTTCTTCTCTAAAGTGTCAAGCATATCTAAAATAAATTCATTATTCTTCACACAAGCAAATCTTGAATTATTTATAATTGTAGTTCCATAATTTTCTCTATTACTAAAAAATTCGTCATTAAAATCATAAGGATGTCTTATTACCACTAAATCTTTTGAAGGAAAATATTTTTTTCCACTTTCCCAAGCATCTTTTGTATCTTCTGTTAAAATGCCAACATCTAATAAATTTTTTCTATAATAATCAAAAGATAAAAAAGATTTTAATTCAAGAGTTCCATGAAAAACTCCTACTATTGGAGTTGAATGCCTAAGTCTCCTAACAGCTTCCAATCTTTTTAATGACTCAGGTCGCTTGTTAGAATTTCTGTCACCCGTATATCCTATTGTTGTAATAAGAATAATATCAGGATTTCCAATATTTCTAAAGTCAACTATATCAGCTTCAATTCCAACCCTCAACAAACAGCCAAGAACATTTCTAGCATAATATGTTCCACCTCCGTAACCATCTACACAAGATAATATTGCTACTTTCATTTATCCTCCGAATAAAACATTACCTAAATCTTTAAATTCAATCATATCTTTTATGTAAAAAGAATCGTCCCAAACCATAGGAGTTAATTTATATGACCAAGTCCCATATCTTCCAAGAAAATAAATATCATGATAAACTGAAAAGAATCTAAACAGATGTTTTCTAAAAGATTTTTCTAATGGAAAAAATTTTCCTGGCTGAACTAATTTAAAATCCGTTTTGAGAATATCCTCTATTAAATTTTCATATCCTACTTGCTTTAAAAAAATTATATCATCTTCTGATAAAGAAGGAAATGAATTGTTTTTATTTAAAGTTTCAATAAACAAAGTATCATTAACTAAAAATGTTCTCGTTATATTACAATCCTTTTCAGCATTAAAAATAGCTTGATAAAGATTGGATGGTTTTTCTAAAACTACCGAACATGAATAAAAAGTTGAACATTCCGTCCAATTCGGTTTGAAACGAGACATTACTTTGTCATGAAGCTCATCTTCCTTAGTAAGCTTTAAAAAAACTGGTAAAGGGATAGTTGAAATCAATGAACCATAACTAATTTTTTCTCCATTTTTAAATTCAAGCATTTTATTCTTTAAATCTATTTTTATAACTTCATTTCCAAAACTTTTATGAAATTTCGGATATTTTTCCAAATCATCCATAAAAGTCTTAACCAAAAAATTCTTAGTTTTTTTATCTTTCTGATTTGAAGAATATGGAATATTAAGAGGAAAAGTTCCAATAACATTGTCAGCATTTGTTATACATAGCTTACCATAACATTTTAAAGAATAAAAATTACTTAGAGAAGGAAGAACAGTATTGTAAAGTTTACCCGAATGCCATACTGCTCTCTTCCCTTCGTGATGAACGTATTGAATATTGCCTGGAAATGGGATAGTAGGAATTTCTGAAAGATAGTATACATAATAATCTACAAAGTCAAATACATCTTTTCTTTTGTCCACAAGCAGAATTTTTTTGTCTAGGCTTTTCAAAGCTGACGAAGCCATTAGACCAGAAATTCCACCACCCAAAACTATTATATCAAAATCAGGCAAGTTTCTTTTTTGCATCATAACAGACATAAAATTTATCGCCTTCTTTAAGAGATGTTATTGTTCCTTTAGGATATTTTCCACAACGTCCAGAAGCGCCAGCTTTTATTATAATCCTGACTCTGCCTCTTACAACTTTTTCTTCAAAGCCTTCAGTTATAACTTTCTGAATAATAGCTTCAACTATTGTCTTTTCTTTTTTTATGATTTGAGAAAAGATTACTCCACCCAAAGAAGTCGGAAGAAAGGGAATGTCTTGGTCCATAATCTTTTCACCTTTCATTTTTCTCTTCGGATGAATCTTTATTGCCGTGGTTGGTTTAGCAACAACTTTTGCTTTTGGTTTAACAACTGCTTTTGCTTTTGGTTTAACAACTGCTTTTGCTTTTGGTTTAGTTGATACAGTTTTTTCACTAGCTTTCTTTTTAGAAGCCATGATTTCCTCCTCTGTTGAGTTTTGGTCTTTTGTTTCTGTTGGTTCTTTTTGCGATTCATCTTTTGCAGATTCTTCTTTTGGCGACAGTTTTCCTCCTTTTTTTTCTGTATCCGTTTTACATTCACTTTTAGCAGGACACGAATCGCAGAACTGGTCTTCGCTACTAAAATTTGAATAACAAGGGTAATCACTAAATTTTTCTTCGGTCATATTCAGCCTCCTCTATTTATAGTAACCATTATTGAAAATAAATTAAAAAATATTTTTAAAAATTTTTCTCAGCTCTCTTAAATTTTCTTGTATACCGTACCATGTAGTGTCCATTCCCTCTACTAAAGAGCCTATCAAGGTTCTTCCTTCTGAACTTATCTCGCACTCACCTTTAACAGTTAAAGAATAAAGAAGTTGATTCTCATAGCTTCCATATTTTACTATATAACTTTCAAATTCTTTTACCATTAAATTCTTTAAAGCCATAGAGTCAATCCCTTTATTCATTACACATTCAAGACTTACACTTTCTTCTTTCCGTTTCTTTGTTTCAAAAGTTTGAAAGGTTCTATAAATCCTTTCTTTTATAATTTTTTTTAATCCATTAACTCTTTTACTTTTTTCCCAATCTCTACTCTCTTGATATTTCTGAATAAATAAAATAATACAATCAGATTTTAAATCCTCTGAATTTAAAGCATAATGACTTTCTCTCGACTTGGTTTTACAATGATAATTCAAACATTTTACAGCTTCGTCAAATTCTTCTCCATCAAAGCCTCGTTCTGTTACCAACTCTTCTTTCAATTTTAAATCAAAATGATTCAGCATCTCAATCTCCCATCTTAAATTGTAAACTGGATAAAATGTTTAATTCTCTACTCTGTTTTAAAAGCAAAGCACACTCACTTACTCCTATGGAATTTGGGTCACCTTTGTCGACAATAGTCAGAGATACTTTGAAATCGTATGAAGACAATATCTCTGCCAGTTTACTCATCTGTTCTCTTGCGTCTATATCGAGAAATAAATAAATATGTTTAATTTTTTTCTTCTTCAACATTTTTATTTGCTCGATGCTTGCTGTTTTTCCACATAAGGCAACAGTAGGAAGAATTTCATTCATAGTCATGGCATCAAAAACTCCCTCTACAACACAACACTCACCTCCTTCTATTAAAAAATCATAATTGTAAAGCACTTCTGCTTTCCCTCTCATCCCTTCGGTCTTAAAAGGATTTAAAATTTTAGGTTTATGATTTATATAGCTTCTGCCTAAATAATAAACAAGTTTTTGGTTTTCATAAAATGGAATTACAATTCTAAACTCAAGTTTGCCTTCATAACAATATCTTAATTTATATTTTTTAACCATTAAATCAGAAATGCCTCTTTTTCGAAGATAATCCATTGCCCTCGATTGGAGCTTGACTGGAAAAGATTTAATATTCATTTCTACTGATTCCTCTATAACTTTTTCCACTTCAACTTCTTTCTCTAATTTATTTTCAATATAAGTTTTTAAATCCGAGACACCTACAGCCTTTTTTGTAAAATTTCTATACTCCTCTATAATCTTGTCATAATATTGAGGTCTAATTTCTCTTATCAGAGTATAAAAATTTCCTTTTCTTTCACAAACCCAACAATGCCATAATCCGTTTTTTAAATTTATAGTAAGATGTTTACTATCATCGCCACAGAAAATACAATCAACACATAATTCCCTTCCTCCAGTTTCAAATCTATAATCTTCAAAGTGATTCAATAAAACATTTCTATAATCCATTATGGTTTACTCCCATTATCTGTATCAGAAGCTATATACATTTTGTCTTTCATAATTTTTATCGGAATAGCTTTTTTATCATCAGCATCTCTACACTTACCAACGAAAAATCTTGCTTTATCTACAATTGCTTCATCTTCGGTTTGACACAAACTTATTACAACATCACATCTATGAACTTTTTTAAAACTTTCAGCTATATCTTCCATAGTAATGACATCTTTGCTTACAGAGCCTCGATTTGTTTGGGTAGCTGTCCATACTGGAAACATCTCCTCGATTCCTAAAGCACATATCTCAGAAAATGTATTTCCAGCCTCTTGATATTTATCCTGATAATTATGGGAATAAGATTTTAAAATGTCACCATAATCTATTATTACAAGTTCAGGTTTTATTCCTTGAGAATCGTAAACCATTTTCATATGATGATTAATATCCTTTACCGAAGAAACTCCATAAGGAAGATATTTTATAAACAATCTTTTTTTCAGAGACTCTTTTAAAAATGCCATTTTCTTTTGGATTCTTTGAGGATAATCATTAAGCTTATGATATCGGATTCCTGCCAAAGCTGAGTCGCATCTATTCGCCCATTTCCTTTGGCTTAATTCTAAAGTATAAACAAAAACATTCTTTCCAAATTTAATTCCAGCCTTCGCAAAATTCACTAATGTAATTGACTTTCCCCTGCCTGGTGGAGCCATTACAACTCCCGTTTCTTCTGGACATAAGCCTCCCAAAAGCAAGTCATCTAATCCAGATATACCCGTTGGAATTGCTCCAGCTCTCATTCCTTGCCTTCGCTCTAAAATCCTTTTATTGACTTCACCTTCTTCAAAATAATCTATTCCTATATCTAAAAAATTATTTCCCACAGCTTGAGCTTCGTCTAATTTTTTTTGTACTTTATGAAAATTTCCTCTCATTACATCATCAGCCGATTCTAAAATAAATTGTTTCATCGCTTGATTTTTTACAAACTCCAAAACTTTATCCTCGACCTTTTGATGATTAAGAACTTCAGTAGCTATGACATCTCGGTATTTTTTCTTTAAAGTCTCAAGGTCTTCAATAATACTTTTATCAAATAAAAGCAAATCTCTTAACTCTTCATAGACTGTTAATTTGGAAGGCACTTCTTGATATTTATCCCAAAACTTTATAGTGATGTCACAAATCATTCTATCAATACTGTTTTCAAAATAAGTAGGAATAATTAGAGAAGAAAATTTTTGTAAGAAAGAAGGTTCAGATAACATAAGCTTAAGAATTTTACATTGGTACTCTTCCGAAAAACTAAAATGATTCATACTATGTTATCCTTTTAAAATTAAATGGAGGAGGTTATGAGCAGGAGCTCAAGAAAGAGATGAATAGATAGATTGTTTTCGTTGGAGAACCCTCCTCCAAATATTTCTAATTTTTTTTTCATCTCGTTCATTTTTAGCCTCTTTTCAACGATTTATAAAACAATCTTTCCTAAGTATAATTGAATTTTTTTAAAAGTAAAGTGAAAAAAAAATTATCTATTAAACACTTCATCTTTCATATGATATCCTTCTTTGACCGTTCTTATAAACACTTTGTTCTGCTTCAAATACTCTATAGAGAACTCATAAGTATCTGGAAGAGAGGCACGTTTCCAAAATTCATACTCGGTATATAATCCTTGTTCTTTTTTTCTCTTTAAGACAAGCTCATCGTAAAATCTAAATTTATTTTCTTTCCGTTCATCAGTGGTAATAAAAACCATATCCTCAGGAAGTGAAGATTGAGTTTTTAATTCAGCTACCCAATCGAGATACTTACAAAAACTAATTTCTTGCCATATATAACTTAAAGTATAAGCCATTTTATATTTGTTATATCTGAAGTGATAAAATATATAACATTTCGGATTAATCCCTCTTTCCATTAAGGCTCTAAAAAGTTTTTCAAGATTATTCCATCTTTTCTTATCCAACTTTGGACTTTTCTTTTTATCTGGAAATACTAAGTAAAATTTATTTTTCTTAACTTCTCTATAAAATTTTTGATACAGCATAGCTAAATCATAAATTGCTAAATCTTCTCCTATAAGTTTGTATCTTTTTATTATTACATTTCGACTGAAATTTGGTAAACTCTTCAACCGTTTTCTTATAGCATCCATGCGCAACCTCCTCACTGTTATTGTCGTTGAAAGGATTAAATAATAATTACTATTTATAATTTACTATTTACTTTTACGTCTTATTTTTTAAAAGTCTTTTGAAGAATACTTAATTTTATAACTAACTATATTCTATATATAAATATAAATAATATAGCCTATTAGGCTATAGTGTTTTTGTTTGTTCTTATATTGAATACTGTTGGGTAAAATTCTGTATTGCAAAATTGTATTTGTTGACTATGTTTCAGAATTATAATTGTAAGCCTACTTTTTTTGTAAACAATTTAAAACCTTGACCTCGGTACACTTTTATTTTTTCTCTACTATGGGCTTCCAGATATTTATTATGAGCATCGTAAAAGTCAATCACTCTCAATGTATTATCATCTTCCTTTTTTCTCAGTCCTCTTCCGATTCTTTGAATGGCTTTTATTCGGCTTTTACCACCTCCAGCAAGTATGAGATTTTTAATGGAAGGCATATCAACTCCCTCGTCAAAAATTGTTGTAGCAATTAACGTCATTTCGTGAGACTTTTCCATATCTCTCTTTATTTTCTCCCTATCCTCCGAAGAGGTTGCTCCCGAGATAAAAATAGCATTATTGCAAGCCTCTGCAAGGGTTTGCCCGTGTTTTATATGATTAACTAATATAAGGGTATTCCCCGACAGTTTATTTGCTATACGTCCTATTGTGTTGTTTCTTTTTTCATTCTCAACTATCCCACTTTTATACACTTCAGCATAATCAATTCCTTTAACTATTTTTTCATCAAACCGAATGAAAGTTATTTTAGGCTCAGCACTATGTCCTTCATCAATTAAAAATTGGTTTGTAATTCTTTTAATCACTTCTCCTGTTGCTCCCATCAATCTAAATTTAGAAATTTTATCATCTCCAAAAGGAGTTCCACTTAATCCGTATCTATATTGAGCAGGACATTTTTTGAAAACATTATAAAACATCTTAGATTGAATATGGTGACATTCATCAGCAAAAATAACTTCTTGATTTATTAAAAAATTTAACACATTATGTTTTTTTAATCTCTTCCAAATTGTTTGAACCATAGCCACATTTACTTTTTCTGTTTTAAATTCTCCTCCTCCAACTATTCCACAAGGGATTTGTAATCTTTCTTCAATCCTCTCTTTGGTTTGATGGAGCAAAGTGTTAGTGTGTACTAAGAACAATGTGTTTTTGTTTAACACCTTAATGATACCACAAGCACATTCGGTCTTTCCAGCATTTGTAGCAAGGTTGAGGATTCCTCTTTTCTTTTTTAAAGCAAGAAGAATTGTTTCCATTTGATAAGGTCTTAGTTCTACGCCACTTAATTTTATAGATTTTATTCTGTCCACATCTATTAAGCTTCGAGGATATTTATAAACAAGTTCAAATTTAATATTATTAGCTTTACAATATTTTACTACAAGATGTAAAAGCCCACTCGGAAATTTTCCTGTCCTTCTATTTAAGAACCGAGTGATACCATCCCAACTTCCTCTTCTTACCATAGGGATAAACCATTTGTTATTTACTTCAGCTGAAAGTAAATCATAAAATGGTTTTATATTATCTGTTATCATTTGAGAAAAAATAGTATTCACATAAATTTTCATAAACTCTCCTTAACTGAAAAAAAAGGGGAAGGCTTATCAGTTAACACAGAACAAGGAGAACTGCGCTGATATAACCTTCCCAATAAAACACTCATCTCTATTATAGTAACTAAAAATTAAAAAAAATAAAAATTATTTTTTGTTTCTCAATCTTCGAGTTCTTCTCATTGTACTTTCTACGGTAGGAATTATACAATTATCTATGTGGTCTTTAATCTGAGCAAAAATAATTCTCTGTCTATCTACGTCATGTTCCCCATCACAAAGTATTAAATGAATATCTCTACTATCTGTTTTCAATAATTCTAAAATATTGGAAGCAGATTTTCTAGGCATTCCATTTTTATCAAAGTATACTGTCACTTTTCTCTCCTTTTGTTTTATATAGTTCGTAATCTTTAAATAATTTTTCTTCATACTTTTTATGTCCAAAATATAAACAGATTATAAATATAATAAATATTATTGTATAAACTATTCCTTTTAAAATCATAAAAAGTTTTATTTTTTTTTCTCTTCTCCTTTGTCCACTGGTTGTGTATAACATTTCACCTCCTATTTAGTTTGTTTAATCCCAACATGTTCTAATAATTCTTTGAGTTGAGCTTCGGAATGGTCATACCAATTTGGATTTATAGATAATTTATTTTTCTTTTTCCAAATATTCATTTTACAGGCTCGACCTTTTACATAATCCATAGCTACTATCACGTCACTTTCATAATCACCATTCTTAATAATTTCTTCAGCTTCATCATCGGTTAAAGGTTCTGGAACATAATGTAAGAATCCTAAACCTAATGGTACAGAAAGTTCATAAACCTTTTTTATAAATTTTACTAAATCTACTCCTGATATGTCAACCATATTATCTCCTTTATTTTAATTCTTTTAAATTCCATTTCTTAACTCCAGCATCTTCAGCACTTTTATACATCATACTCCATTTTCTATCGAACCTTCTGAACATTTCAAGCCTTGCTTCTTTTCCATTTTCCGCAACTATGACATAATATCTTCCAGCAAATGCTTGTCCACAACCGAATGTAAAATAAAATTCAGGCATAAAATTCTCCTTAAATTTTTAAAGTGTATTTAGCAAAAATTGCTTTTCCGTTTCCACTCCTTGCTTTTTTAGTTTCAATATTGAATCCTTTTTCTCTTAACTTAAAAATAATTGCTGCTAATCTAAAACAACCAAATTTATTTAAAGCTTCTAAGGGAGTAATTGGATTTCCATTAATTAGCCACTGCGTAATATTTTGTTCTTGAGTTAATTTTTTCATATTCATCTCCTCGTTAAATTAAAAATTAATTTATATCATCGTTTTCTTCCCTCATTACATCACAAATATCTTCTCCATCTTCATCACACCATTCTTTTTGTGAAAATATGCATGCTTTCATTAATTTATGTAACTTTGTCATATTTTTCTCCTATAATAAAACTAAGGTAGCAGATTCATGTTTAAAAGCTGATTTTACAATCATATAAG